TGCCCTACGTCGAGATCGTCCAGCCGAACGGACGTGTCGTTCACGCCCACTCAGACGTGGTGTCGCTGGCGATCTTGGAATACTTCGCTTTCGAGTCGGATACGGTCAATCAGGCGCAGGCTCGCGATAATTTCCGCATGCTGGCCGGCAAGGCCCTGCAAGACTTCATCTACACCCAAGTCGGCTATAGCCCGCAGAACGCCATCCCTGCGGAGTGGCAGCATTTCCATGATCGCGTGCTCCTCGTCCACAACAAGGTGCCGCACGGATTCTTCAGCGTGTTCAAGGAGATGTCAGACATCATCATCGCGCTGATCCGCAGTGGCGCACGTGTTGACGAGAAGACGGTTCCAGACTCAAGCGTAGGACGAGTTTGGAGCGATCACTGGCAGGCGAATGAATTTGATGCTGTCTATGGCGCTAGGCGCAATTACCCGCACTCGTATCCAGACTATTTCCCGCAAGCCAAGTCCAACCCCCAGGCGGCCTTCTGCTATCCGGATAGCGCGTTGGGAGAGTTCCGGCGCTGGATGCGAGAGGTTTACCTGCGGGACAAGTTCCCGGCCTATCTGCTGCGGAAGCAGAAGCAGGGCGAGTTGCCGCCTTCAGCGGTGACACTCGTTCTTACCGCCGTTCAGGAGGACGAGCCGAAGCAGCTCAATTGAGCCCGTTCGGTCCGCCTCAACGCTTCCTTTCATTGAATTTGATAGACGACGCCTATCAGACCTTGACGAGACGATAGGCGCCTCTATAATACGCGCCACGACGTTGTGTGGACTCCAGGGCAGTGCCCTCCACACATAGGGCTAAGAGGGTCTACCCCGCCGCCTCGGTCGCGAGTTCGCTTTGGCTCCCCCAGGGACGCCCACTGGCGAGCCGCCGGCCGTATTGCCCCTTCTTCACAGAATTCGCCCCATAGCGCTGAGCGCTCGGGCTCACGAAAAGGTGCGGCGCTCTTAGCCAGAGGCAGATGCCTCGGCCGGGCTTGATCAGCCGGTTTTGCCCCGCTCGCCACGGCGGGCCGCATCTTAGCCCATCTTCGGACACCCCATGCGCCTCCCCATCGCGCTCGCCCTTGTGGCGGCGCTCTCCAGCCATGCCTGGGCGGCCGATAGCGATGGCACGCTGCCTGACCCAGCGCTCACGCCCGGCGCTGTGGCGACCCAAGACGTTGGCGTGATCTGTCACCGCGGCAAGCACAAAGGCGAGACGACGGCGACCTACCGGCATACGACTACTGCCGAGAAGAACGCCGTCTATCGCGCTTATGGCCTCGCGAACCATCATGCCGGCTGGTGCTCTGGCCCGCATGGCTGCGCCGTCGATCACGTCGAGCCGCTTGAGTGCGGCGGCGCTGACGTGAAGGAAAACCTGTTCCCGCAGAAGGGCGACGGTCCCTACAACCAAGAGGACAAGAACCGCTTGGAGGGCCTGTGCCACAAGCTGGTTTGCTCCGGGAAGATCACGCCCGCTGAAGGGCAATCGTGGTTCATGCCGGACTGGCGTGTCGAGTATGACCGCCGCTTCGGCGCTATTCCCGGCGAGAAGTAACGCCATGCGGGACGTTCTGGCCCTGGCCTTCATCTCTGCGCTCATCCCCATCGGGATGTTGCTCTGCGAGAGGCAGGACCATCGGCCTGATGGTGTTCCGGACGTTCCGTTGAGAGCGCGGCAGGTCGCCGCCATCAATTGCGCTGCCGACCCTGACGTTCGCGAATGCCGTCTCCCGATGCGCGATGGGCCGTACGTCCTGGTCGGCCCGGCGGCCATCGGCCAATGACCCCCGACGATCCGCCAGCCGATGACCTCCTCCCCGACGACTGGGATGAGGTCAAAGTCGGTGAGATCGAGATAGCCGGCATTCGGCTAGAGGCACTGGCCGACAGCGTGGGGCGGATGTGATGTCGGCCCGCAAACTCCTCCGCAGGCGCCTAGAGCGAGCCGCAGAGCGGATCCGGGAAGAGCTATGGGCTGATGTCTGGTACGGCCGCCCGAGCTTCCTCCGCATCACCACTCCAGGTCGCGGCATCCTCGATGCGAACGAGCCGAAGCATCTTCTGAGCCTCCAGCCGGGTGAGCGTCGATGACCGACCGTGAACTCCTTTGGCTCGCCCTGCCGTTCAGCTTCGGCGTCGCGTGGTGGTGCGCTGGAGTGATCCTACTCGCCGAACGGATGTAGCCATGCACCCGACCGACGATCTCGTGGCCCTCGGCCAAGTCCGCATCGCTCGCGCCGCTGCCGCTGCCCTGCGCAAGGGATCCCAGCCGACAAGCCTGACGGATCGGCAGCACCTCGCCCGCCTGGAGCGCTTTGAGCGCAGCGGCCCGCGCGAAGCCCTCGTCTTCCGAGCCAATGGCGCCGTGGAGCGGTTCAAGGCTCTCAACGCAGCCGAAGCCAGCCTCGCTCGCGAGATCGACGCGCTGTAAGCCTCTAAACTAGTGTGATCTGCTGTGACCCCACCCAATGCCGGCAAGGGTCGGCCCAAGGGGGTTCCGAACAAAACCACGTCCCTGCTGAAGGACGCGATCCTCAAGGCAGCCGAGCAGGCTGGCGGTGAGGAGGGCTTGGTCGGCTACCTCGAACAGCAAGCGAAGGCACAGCCGGCCGCGTTCATGTCGCTTCTCGGCAAGGTGCTGCCGATGCAGCTCGTGGGCGACGAAGATAACCCGGTCCAGCACATCGTGAAGATCGAGCGTGTCATCGTCCGTCCTCCAGATCGAGACGCCTGAGGTCTTCCTGCCGCTCCTCCAGCCGGCGCGCTACAAAGGAGCGCACGGTGGCCGCGGGTCCGGCAAGTCGCATTTCTTCGGCGAGATGCTGATCGAGGAATGCCTGATCAGCCCGACCCGAGCGGTGTGCGTTCGCGAGATCCAGAAGTCGCTGGAGCAGTCGGTCAAACGGCTCTTGGAGGACAAGATCAACCGCCTCGGGGTGTCGTCCCGGTTCCGCGTGCTGGACACCCGCATCGAGGTCGACAACGGCGGGCTGATCGTCTTCCAAGGTATGCAGTCGCACACAGCGGAGAGCATCAAGTCGCTGGAAGGGTTCCGCATCGCGTGGGTGGAAGAGGCGCAGTCGCTCTCACAGCGCTCGCTGGATCTGCTTCGCCCGACGATCCGCATGCCGGGCTCGGAACTGTGGTTCTCATGGAACCCGTCCAAGGCGACAGACCCAGTCGATACGCTTCTGCGCGGCGAGTCCCGCGTGCCAAACAGCATCGTGGTCGAGGCCAATTGGTCCGACAACCCATGGCTGCCCGCCGAACTCGTCGAGGAAAAGAACTACGATCAGCGGCGCGATCCCGATAAGTACGCGCACATCTGGCTCGGCGGCTATCAGAGGAACAGCGAGGCCCGCGTCTTCCGGAACTGGCGGGTTGACACGTTTGAAACCCCGCCGGATGCCCGTTTCTTCCATGGCGCGGACTGGGGCTTCAGCGTAGACCCGACCACGCTGGTTCGATGCTACGTCGAGGGCCGCACACTGTATGTGGACCGGGAGGTCTACAAGGTCGGATGCGAGATCGACCGCACGCCGGACCTGTTCGACAGCTTGGACCCTGAAGACCCCGGTGTCGCGCGTCGCTGGCCGATCCGAGCCGACAGCGCTCGGCCGGAGACGATCTCGTACATGCAGAGGCACGGCTATCCGCGGCTGGTGCCGGCCACCAAGGGGCAAGGCTCTGTCGAGGACGGGATCGAGTTCCTGAAGAGCTACGACATCGTCGTTCACTCGCGCTGCAAGCACCTCGTGGATGAGCTGACGCTGTACGCGTACAAGACCGACCCGCTGACCGGGGAGGTTCTGGGCCAGTTGGCCGACAAGAAAAACCATGTGATCGACGCTTTGCGGTACGCGGTCGAGACGCTTCGCAACGCGCTCCACCCGACGATCAGCCCAGAGCTGAGAGCCCTCGCAAAGCAGCCTCGGTCAGGAACATTCACCCGCTCGTTCGGGATGCGCTGATGACCCGAGCCCAGCGACGCAATCGAGCCAAGGCGGCGGCACAGGCGGCCGGCACGGCGCAGGATACGGCCCCAGAGGCCCGCAAGCCTCTTCAGATCGCATTAGAGCTTCGTGGGCGGGCGAAGATCGGAAAAGGCCAGGGGAAGCCGGTCGACCCGTTCGCTGCCGCTCAGCACCCGCCCGGCACGACCGGCGGCACCAGACTGGCGATGGACGAGGCCCCTGGCGCCGGGGCATGGGCTGCGGAAATGCTGGGCACCTATCATGGTGCTTACGGCCACTTCCCCGGTTTCGCGCAGCTCTCGATCCAGGCGCAGATCCCCGAGATCCGCCGGATGGTGGAAATCATCGCTACCGAGGCGACGCGGAAGTGGATCAAGATCCAAGGCACGGGTCAGGACAAGTCCGATAAGATCAAGGAGATCGAAGAGGCTTTCGTTCAGTTTGGCGTGCGCGATGTGTTCCGGAAGATGCTGGAATGCGACGGCTACTTCGGCCGCGGGCATATCTTCATCGACACCGGAACGACTGAGCCCGACGAACTGAAGACCCCTATCGGGAACGGGGCGGACGCCGCGAGCCGCACCAAGGTCGGCAAGGGCAAGCTGAAAGGCTTTAAGGTCATCGAGGCGATGTGGGCGTACCCGAACGGGTACAACGCCACCGACCCGCTGGCCGACAATTGGTACAGGCCGACGACGTGGCTCGTGCAGGGCAAGCCCGTGCATCGGACCCGTCTGCTGACCTTCATCGGTCGTGAGGTGCCCGATCTGCTGAAGCCGGCCTACAGCTTCGGCGGCGTCTCGCTATCGCAGCTCGTGAAGCCGACAGTCGATAACTGGCTGCGCACGCGCCAGAGCGTGTCCGACATCGTGAACGCCTTCAGCGTCATGGTGCTGTCCACCCAGATGGGGAACACGCTCGGCGTCGCTGACACCACCCTTGCGGATCGCGTCGAACTCTTCAACGACCTGCGCGACAACCGCGGGGTGTGGCTCCTCAACAAGGAGACGGAGGACTTCAAGAACGTTTCGGCGCCTCTCGGCGGCCTGGAAGCCCTTCAGGCGCAGAGCCAAGAGCACATGGCGGCAATCCCCGGCATCCCGCTCGTGAAGTTCTTCGGGCTCCAGCCGGCGGGTTTGAACGCTTCCTCGGACGGCGAGATGCGGTCGTTCTTCGACTGGATCTCCGCGTTCGTCGAGACCGGACGGCCGATCATCCAGACGATCCTCGGCTTCGTCCAGCTTCACCTCTACGGTGAGGTGGACCCCGAGATCACCTTCGCGTTCGAGCCCTTGTGGTCCATGTCGGACAAGGAGCTTGCCGAGGTCCGGAAGATCGAGGCCGATACGGCGCAGGTCTACATCGACGCTGGCGTGATCGATAAGGATGAGGAGCGCAAGCGCCTCGCCGACGATCCCGAGGCGACCTATCACGGCTTGGATCTGAACGCGGTTGTTGAGCCGCCGGAGGAAGGCGAGGGCGACCTTGCCGATCTGGACGAAGGCGATGATGATGCCGGCTCCGCGGTGATGAGCCTCTTCGACCGCGAGCAAGAGCAGCGGCATGATCGATCTGAGCCTGAGCGAGATGCTGGAGATCGCCCGAGAGGCCGAGCTTCAGCGGCAGCTTGAGGCTGATGGCGTAGCCCCTGCTGAGGGCAAGCCCGTCACAATGCCCGAGGATCTGCGTGGCAAGCTCGGTGAGGCCATCGAAAGGCAATCGGACGGTACTCCGCCCGATCCATGCATCCGCCGGCCTTGAGGCCGCTTATCGCAAACGGCTGACGGCTGCGATTGAGGAGATGCACCGGTCCATTCTCTGGTGGATCAAGGCGGCCTACCGGTCCAACACGCCGCACCTCGCGCAGGACGAGACGCCGGCCGAGACGTTGCGGAAGGCCATTCGAAAGCTGACGCGGCGCTGGACCGCCCGTTTCAACGTGCTGGCGGAAGATCTGGCTTCCTACTTCGCTCAGTCGGTTAGCCAGCGGTCGGACGCAGCCCTGAAGGCGGCTCTCAAGAAGGGCGGCTTTACGGTGGAATGGACGATGACCCGCGCACAGCGGGATGTCGTCGGTTCGGTCGTCAACGAGAACGTGGCCCTGATCAAGAGCATCCCGCAGCAGTACCTCCAGAAGGTGGAGGGGGTCGTGATGCGCTCGGTTCAGACCGGCCGCGACCTCGGGCAACTGAGCAAAGACCTTCAGGAGCAGTTCGGAGTAACGAAGCGCCGAGCGGCCTTCATCGCCCGCGATCAGTCGAACAAGGCCACTGCCTCGCTCACCCGAGCCCGGCAGCTAGAGATCGGCATCGAGCAGGCGGTTTGGGTGCATAGCGGGGGTGGCAAGCATCCTCGCCCAAGCCATCAGAAGGCCGGACGCGATAAGGTCACTTTCGACGTGGCCAAGGGCTGGTACGACCCCGACGAGAAGAAGTTCATCCTGCCCGGCGAGTTGATCAACTGCCGGTGCGTGTCTCGGGCTGTGGTTCCTGGCTTCGGCTGATCCTCTCCGCCGAGCGTAACTCGGCTGCATCTCATGCAATTCATCGTCAAGAAGCAGGACCGTCTGGCCCTGGACCGCGCCTCTGCGCGCGTGTTCGATGCGGACGGCCACCTCCACGTCAAGCGGACGCCCATCAGCAAGGCGTGCGTGAACGAGTACCTGGGTCGGGAAATTCCCGGCTGGGAAGAACTCGGCCTTAATGGGGATCGCCGGTACGCGCTGCTGCGCGACCCGGAAGAATTGGCGAAGGCCGCCGACAGCTTCAACAACAAGCCGCTGCTGTTCGACCATAACCCGGTCAACGCGGACGATCACGACCACACCCGCACGGTCGGGGTGGTGTCAAACCCTGTTTTCGAGGCGCCGTATCTCTACGCCGACCTCGCCTGCTGGTCCGGCCCTGCCATTCGCATGGTTGAGGATGGATCACAGAAAGAATTGTCGAGCGCGTATCGCTACGAGCCCGACATGACGCCCGGCACCTATGCAGGTGTTCGGTACGACGGCGTGATGCGGAACATCTTCGCTAATCACGTTGCGCTCGTGAAGAAAGGTCGCGCCGGCCCGGACGTCGTCGTCGGTGACGCAGCAATAGGAACCATCATCATGCAGAAGACCGCCCTGACGCGGGCCGCTGCGCACACGCAGGGCGCGCTTAGCATGTACCTGCGCGGGAAGATTGCGCAGGATGCCAAGGTCGACGTTCGGCCTCTGGTCGACGGCCTGACCGCCAAGAACTTCAAGACCCGCCGCCCGATCTTGGCCCTTGGCCTGAAGGGTGCGCTCGTCGGCAAGCTCGCCGCCGATGCCGACCTCGACGATGTGGAGCAGATGCTCGACGTGGTGGAGGAAGCCGTCGAGGATCTGAAGGACACCGTTGAGGATGTCCCGGCTGCCGCTCCGGCTGACCCGGCTCCCGAGGCCGTGGACGCGTCCAACGACGAGATCCTGTCCTTCCTGTCCGGCAAGCTGTCGGAAGAGGATCTGGAGACCGTGCGCGGCATGCTGTCGGGCGACGCCGAGCCGGCTGCCCCGATGGCCGGCGATGATGCCGACAAGGACAAGGACAAGCCGGCGCAGGACGCCGCTCCGAAGGCTCCCGACATGACCAAGTTCGTCACCCGCACGGCGATGGACGCCGCCATTCAGCGCGCCTCGGCCGCGGCTGCGGCTGCCGCCAGCGAGCATCAGGCCAAGCTCCGAGCCGCCGAGCGCTTCGTGCGCCCGTGGGTCGGCGACCTGCCCGCCATGGACAGCGAGGAGGCCATCCACCGCGCCGCCTGCGATGTCCTCGGCATCAAGCACAGAGGCGTTCACGCCTCGGCCCTGCCGGTGCTGATCGAACGCTCGGCCAAGCCCGGCGAGCAGCCCGCCCGTCCGGCCCGCACCGTCACGCAGGACTCCGCTGCCCTCGCTGAGGTGGAGAAGATGTTCCCGCACATGAACCGCCTCAGCGCTTGAAGGAGGCGCAGATATGACCACGACTTTCCAGACCTCCATTAATGTCGTCCAGGCACCCGGCCTGCCCGGCGACTTCGCGAGCGCAGATCCGCATGCGAGCTTCGTCACCTCCGGCGGCGTTCTCGTCGCTGATACGGGCGGCGTGACCATCGGCTGCTTCGCTTGGGTGAATGCGGCTCAGACCAAGGTGGCATCGGCCGGTACGGGGGCTCCGTCCGGCTTCGTCCACCGCGAACTGCAGGCCACGATCAACGCCTTCCCGGCTGAGTTTGGCTACACCATCCAGCCCGGCCAGCGCGTCGGCTCTCTGATGACCGCTGGTTGCTTCTACGCGAAGAACGCGGGCGCCGGCACCGCCGCTATCGGCATGAAGGCGTTCGCCAACACCACGAACGGCTCGGTCTCGTTCGCGGCTGCTGGTGCCACCGTCGCCGGCTCCGTCGAGACCAAGTGGTACTGCGTCGGCTGGACCGATGGCGGTTCCGGCGCGGCCGGCGAAGTCGTCAAGATCTCTCACATCCCGCTCGGCTAAGGAGGGCGAATAATGAAGCTCGCATCCATTCGCCCCACCCTTGAAAAGCGTTGGGGCATTCATCTTCCGGAAGGCGCGGAGTTTATCCAGCCCGACTACAAGCAGGACTATACCCTGGCCCTCGATGCTCAGCCCACGCTGGTCACGACGGCGAACTCGGGCATCCCCGGCTGGCTGACCAACTTCGTCAGCCCCGAGGTTATCAACATTCTCCAGTCGCCGAACGAAGGCGTTCAGGTTCTCGGCGAAGAGAAGACCGGCGATTGGACCACCGAAAACGCGTCCTTCATGGTGGTCGAGAATACCGGCGAGGTCGCGCCTTACGGCGACTGGAACAACAACGGCCGCTCCGACGCCAACGTCGACTGGGTAAACCGTTCGTCCTACCTGTTCCAGACCATCGTCCGTTACGGCGACCTTCAAGTTGATCGTGCTGGTCTCGCGCGTCTGAATTGGGTCAGCGAGTTGCAGAACTCGGCGGCCATGACGCTCGATAAGTTCCAGGATTACACCTACCACTTCGGCGTCGCCGGCATGGCCTGCTTTGGCATGCTGAACGACCCGAACCTGCCGCCGGCCCTGACTCCGTCGACCAAGGCGGCGGGCGGCACTGTGTGGGTGACCAACAACGTCACCACCGCAACTGCCAACGAGATCTACGCCGACATCTCGGCCGTGGTCATGGACGCGGTGACGCGCGGTAAGGGCCGCCTCAAGAAGTCCGACGCGATGACGCTCGTCATGCCGCCTCAGAGTGACGTGGCGCTGATGCAGACCAACGAGTTCGGCATCAACGTGATGGACCTCCTGAAGAAGAACTTCCCGAACATGGACATCGTCATCGACCCGCGGCACGCGACCGCCTCGGGCAATGTGATGCAGCTTTGGTTCAAGACGTTCAACGGCATGAAGGTCGCGACCTGCGCGTTCAACGAGAAGCTGCGCGATCATCAGATCGTTCGTGAGCTTTCCGCTTACGCGCAGAAGAAGACCAGCGGCACTTTCGGCGTCATCGTCAAGGCCCCGGTTGCTGTCGCGCAGATGTTGGGGATCTGATCATGGCCGGTACTGTTACTGTCGCGTGCTCTCTCCCCCACGGGTTCCGCTTGCAGCTTCAGGAGAAGAAGCTGTTCGCGGCGCCGTCGCGCCAAGATCCGTCCCGCATGGAAGAGCGCTCTGTCCATGTGGGCGAAGCCATCACCATCAACGGCGCCGCTCGCAATCGCGACGCCAAGCGGATGATGGACGGGAGCGCCGTCCCGATGGCGGGCGGCTACGCGCTCACCCCAGGCGTCGACAAGGACACCTGGGACAAGTGGCGCGCTCAGATGGCCGATTGGCCGCCTCTCAAAGCGGGGCAGGTGTTCGCATCCGAGCGCGATGACACCACCAGGGCCAAGGCCAAGGACGGGCAGTCCGGGCCGAGCGGCTTTGAGCCGTACAATTCCAGCAGCCCGCCGGACGAGTTTGCCGGCGCCATCAAGACCGCCGAAGTGAAATAGGGAGGGTGACATGGCGAAGAAGCCTCAGACCGTTCGCGTCCTGAACCGTTCGCACACGTCGCTCACGCTGACCGAGCCGCCTGCGAACCCAGAGAAGCCCGGCGCCTCGCCGGTCCTGCGGTCCGTCTCCCTCGCCGGTAACGGTGCGGTCTCGGAGGTGGACGCCGAGACCTACAACGCTTGGAAGAAGGGCAACCCGAACCACGCATTCATCGCCAACGGCATTCTGGAAGAGGTCGGCGACGACTACCGGGCGCCGGAGGAGGTGTTCGGCCATGAGCCGGCGCTGGAAGCCGCCGCCAAGGACAAGACCGAGGCCGATCCGGCCGTCAACGTCGAGGCTGGTCCTGGCGAACTGACTGCCTCCGACATGACCCCGGTCAACAACACCCCGCCGGGTGATGATGCCGGTGAGCCGCGTCATGCCAGCCAGCCGGGTGAGCCCGAGCCGCCGCGCCGTGGCCGACGTTCGGCCGAATAAACCCCGCTTGCCGAGAACCCGGAGGCCCGCAATGGCTGACACCGATACCGTCAACGTCGGCTGCACCCACCCGCTCGGCATGCGCCTCGGCGTGTACGAGTGGGTCGGGGAGGGCGATGCTCGCGTCCTGAAGCACGTCGGGGATCTCGACATTGCCGGCAACGGCGGCGGCCCCGACACCTTCACCCCCGTCCCGGCCGATCTCTGGGCCAAGTGGATGGCGCTGAACGCCGACACCGACGCTGTGAGGAACGGCGAGGTTTTTACGCAGGGGAAGGCCAAGGCGGCGTAGCCAACCCTGAGCCGGTGGTGGAGACAGCTTCCGAGCCGATCCCCGCCACAGAGCCGCGCAAGCGATTTCTCGGGCTGTTCGCGAGGCGTCGATAATGGGTGCCATCGCGACGTTCAGCTTTCCGCTCTTTGCGGCTCGCTATCCCGAGTTCGCCGGATTGGATCCGGCCCTTGCCGCCTCCTACTTCTCGGAGGCGACGCTGTACCTCCGCAACGATGGCACAGGGCCGGTTCAGGATGCCGGGCAGCAGCTCGTGCTTCTCAACATGCTGACCGCCCACATCGCTCACTTAAATGCGTTGAACCCTGACGGGTCGTCTAATTCTGGCATTGTTGGGCCGATCACCTCGGCCGCCGAGGGGTCGGTCTCGGTGACCGCCGGGCTTGCTGTCGGGTCCGCGGTTGAGGCTTGGTACGCGCAGTCGCAGTATGGTCTCACTTTCTGGACCGCGACCGCAGCCTACAGGTCGTTCCGGTATGTGCCGAGCCGCAGGGCCTACGGTTACGGCGGCTTCGGGTGGCGATGATGCAGACCTGCAAGACGTGCCGCCATTGGGCTAGCGACGACTTCCTGTCTCGCCAGCACGGTGCGGGATATAGCTACTGCCTCCGCATCGACTTCGCGTATCAACAGAACCGTTCAAGGGCTGAAGCGCCTTTGGCAAGCCTGTATGATGCCGGCGGGGCCGACGCTCTCTTGGCCACGATGGCTGATTTTGGCTGCGTCATGCACGAGCCCGACACGGAGACCGTTCACGAGGACGACGGCGCCTGATGGTCGCCTTGAAAGGCGGAACAGCCCTGGAAGCCCGTCTGAAGGAATTGGCAGCCAAGGTCACGAAGCCGGCGAACCTCTCTGTTGGCTTCCTCGAAAACAGCACCTATCCGGACGGAACGTCGGTCCCGATGGTGGCGGCGATCAACGAGTTTGGCACGCGGAAGCAGCCGCCACGGCCTTTCTTCCGCAACATGATCGCCGACAAGAGCCCAAAATGGGGCGATGCCATCGCGGATCTGCTCAAGGCCAACGATTTCGACGCGACCAAGACGATGCAGCAGACCGGCGCTGGCATCAAAGGTCAGTTGCAAGAGAGCATAACCACCTTCGACAGCGTGCCGCTCTCGCCTAAGACCATCGCGGCCAAGGGCTTCGACAAGCAGCTCGTGGACACGTCGGTGATGCTGAACAGCATCGACTTCAAGGTGGAATGATGGACGAGTACACGCTCCAGTTCTTCGCCTACGAGCATCTGCCGGCAGACTTGCAGACCGTGAGTGCGCCGTTCGGCACTCTGGCGCGGCGGCTCATGGAATGCCTGCCGGGCACTCCTCAGCGGGCAATCGCGATCCAGAAGCTGTTGGAAGCCAAGGACGCGGCGGTTCGCACTGCGGTGGCTGCCAAGGCTGCGAAGGCTAAGGCGGCTGCCTAGGCCATGCCCGGCCTTAACCTCCGAGCCATCGCGAACCGAGCCATCCAGTCGGTGAACCCCGACGTGATCGTGACGATCATGCGCTCGACGGGTTCGACCACGGATGAGGCTGGGACACAGATCCCGACCTATGAGCCGATGTCGGCGCGGGCACAGGTCCAGCCGACCTCGTACAACGACCGCCAGATGCTCGACGGCCTGAACATCCAGGGCGTCTCCCGCATCGTCTACCTAGAGGCCGATGTCACCGGCATCATCCGGATCGACAAGCGCGGCGGCGATCAGATCATCTTCCCGGCTGGCCTCATGCCCGAGGATGCGCCGGACCCCGTCACGGGCAAAGCTCCCGTCTGGCAGGTGACTGCCGTCCTTGAGGCGTATGCCTCCGGTTGGAGGAAGTGCGCCGTGACCTTGCAGGCTTCCTTCAGCGCCTAATGCCCTTCGCTCCGGTCCCGAGCCACAAGCAGATCCAAGCGGCTCTGCGGACGGCGCTGCTTGCCATTCTGCCGACCGGTGTCTCGGTCATCGAGGGGCAGAACAACAACGTTTCCGAGCCGTTGGGCGACTTCGTCGTCATGACGGTCATCCGCCGCGAGCGGATCAGCACCAACATCGACACCTACGAGGATTGCCGGTTCACGGGCTCCATCGCTGGCACCACCGTCACGGTGAGCAGCACCGACTTCGGCAGCCTCGTGGCTGGGCGCATCCTCTTCGGGACAGGCGCCGCGACCAATCCGACGATCAACGCGGTCAACCCGAACGGCACGCTGACCATCTCCGCGCCGATGACGCTGACGAGCCGCACGCTGGCCTCCGGCGCCAAGGTACTCAAGCAAGCCACTCGCGTCGTCTTTCAGCTCGACGTTCACAGCGACGACATGAGCCGCGCCTCCGACATGGCGCAGACCATTTCGACGGTGATGCGGGACGACACGGGGTATCTGCTGCTGAAGCAGTCGAACCTGCCGATCACGCCGCTATTCGCCGACGATCCTCGGCAAATTCCTTATCAGAACGCCGAGAACCAAACAGAAGACCGCTACGTGGTCGAGTGCCATCTCCAGGCCGACCAAGTCATCACCCCGCCGCAAGAGTTCATGGACCGCGTCGATGTCGACCGGATCCCGGCTGACATCTTCTTCGCTGCCTGAGGAACGCTCATGCCCTCCATACCCGCCTCGCAAATTGTCCGCATTCTTCCTCAGGTCCTGAATGCGGGCGGCAATCCGCTGGCGTTCAACGGACTGTACCTGACCACGAACCCGCGCGTCCCGACCATCGCGGGCACCGCCGGGTCCGTGCTCTCGTTCCCGAATGATGGCTCGTCCGTTGCGTCCTATTTCGGCGGCACCTCGCAGGAAGCCACCGAGGCCAACGTCTACTTCCTCGGGCCGGACACCTCCACCAAGAAGCCGGAGAACGCGCTGTTCGCCCGCTTCCCGGCCTCGGCCATCGCGGCGTTCCTCCGGGGCGGCAACGTCACCACGCTGACGCTGGCTCAGCTTCAGGCGCTCACGGGCACGCTGTCGGTCGTCATCGACGGCTATACCCGCACCGCGTCGGCGCTGAACCTCTCGGCGGCCACGAGCTACACCGCGGCGGCCTCGCTGATCCAGGCCGGGCTCAACGCCTCGCAGCCGGTCGCGGCGTCGGTCACGGGCGACATCGCGCCGGGACCGTCCGTTTCGATCACCGGCTCCATCGCCGGCAACATCCTCACCGTCAACAGCGTCGCGACCGGACCCGTTGTGCCCGGCACCGTTCTGAGCGGGACCGGCGTCACGGCCGGGACCACGGTCACGGGCCAGCTTTC